GCTCACAGCGTCGCCGGTCCGCAGGTGCATGAAGAAGTTCTCGTCCACCGACGTTGTGTACACAGACGCCTCCGGCCCGGCGTCGGTGAGCCGGTCCACGAAGTCCCACTGGTACTCAGCGCCGTTGGCCTCGGCCACCCACAGGGCCAGCGACCGCTCGATCACCCCGGCATTGGCCAGGATGAAGTCCTGCAGCGGCGCACCGTTGGACACGCCGACGTACTCCCGCTCGACCGTGCGCCCCTCGATGCCACCCATCGTGCCGGTGCGCGGGCCGGACGGTCCACCCAGGGTGAGCACGCCCAGCGTCTCGAAGAAGATGGCGTTCTCTTCCCGCTGTGCCGTTGTCTGAACAAGCACGCCGCTGTCGATGGTGATGGCCTCGTTGATGTAGGCGTCATCGGCCAGGGAGAACTCCAGCATGAGCGTCGCTGCCTGCTGGGCGATGGGGTTGTACCCGAGCATGTCTGCGATGCCCAGGATCGACTGGCGCCGGACCGCTGTGGCCAGGAACGGCTCCGCTGCCACCCGGTCGATGTAGTAGTTCATGCCATCGCCCATGTAGGCGTACAGTTCCAACAACAAGGTGCCGAAGTCGGCAGGCTCTCCGACCGTCACCCAATCCGGCAGCAGCGTCTTGGCCGTGTTGACCAGGAACGTGCGGATCGAGGCGTAGTCCCGGTTGGTGTAGTCCATCTCGACGGGCATCAGATCTCACTCTCTTCGGTCAGGAAGCGGCTGACCGGCAAGCGCAGCAACGTCGCCTCATCGAACACACCCACACGATAGAGCACGTCCACGTAGACGGTGGAGGGGGACAGTTCGTCGGGAACGAACTTCACGCTCTCCAGGATCACGCGCGGCGCCCACATGTTGATGCGTTGTGCCAACAGACTGGAGGCGTCCACCTGCGCCAGTTCGTCCACCGGATCGAACAGGGCCGAGCGCAGGTCCGAGCCGTAGTTCACCCGCATGACCCGCTCGTAGTAGTTGGTCATCAACACGTCGATCAACTGTCCGCGCACCAAGTCCGGATACGTCGTTGCTGTCGCAACATGCCCTTGAAGGTCGATGCGGAAGGGGAAGGTCAGTGCCTGCATGTCACCTCCATGTCGAAGCCCAATCGCCGGTCTTGGTGGTCACCATCTGAGGGCGCCCTCGGGGGTCGAGGTACCACTGCCGAGCGTTCACACCGGGCAGCCTCGGGACCTTGGTCACACGAGCCAGGTCCACCTGCGACTGAAAGGTGACGACGTTCAGGACGTGGTTCACGCCCAGGACGTACCAGTAGCCGTCGTAGGCGAGACGCCTCGGCGTGCGATTGGTCCGCAGGAGCAGGACGGTGCCCGGCTCGATGTTGACACCACCGCGGATGCGAACGGTGGCCTGCTCTTCCCAATCCACCGGCATCCTGATCTGCGCCAGTTCGGCCTCCTGCCGGTTCCGCACCGGCCGGTTGCTCAGGTACCAGCCAGCAGTGTGGTTGGTCGGCGTCTGCTGAGACTTCTGCACCACCACCTTGCCCTCGTTCAGGTAGGCCACGTTGGGCGGGAACTGCGTGGGCAGCCGGTCGCTGTAGTGCGTGGGCGTGAAGTCGTAGACCGTGGGAGTGCCGTCGAACTCGGCGCGGGTGACGTACTCCAGCGGCACCGAGCGCATCAGCACGTTGCTGGGGTCGATCAAGCGGAGCACGCCGTGCGAGCACACCAGCGTGGCTCCAATGCGGTTGCACAGGTCGGAGATGAAGGCCCAGTCGCTCTCGTCGGTCTGTGCCAGTTGGCGCCAGCGGTAGTGCTCCTTGCCGTACTCGTCCACGAACCCCAACTGGTGCTCCGCAGCCAGGCGCTGCACCACGTCGGCCACGGTGGCCTCGGTAAAGAACCGGGGGCGCCCGCTCTTCAACACGAACGTCGGCCCCTGAGCGGAGATGCGGTAGGTGATCGTCTGCTTGTCGGCCTTGGCCATTGGTGTCACATCAGTGACGTAGCCGTAGAACCGTCCCAGGTAGTCGTTGCCCCAATCGAACTGGAGCAACTGCCGCTGCGACTCAGCGTAGGAGATCAGGTTGGGCATCCGGATGTAGAGCACCGCTGAGTCGTGCTCCCCTCCGCTCATGGAGATCTCGGCGGACTGGACGTAGCCGCCGACAGCGACGTTGCTCAGCCGGACGCCGCGCACCATGACGCGCGTCAGGTCGCGGGTCGTCAACGTCACTGCGGCACCCGCAGCATGGCTCCCGGCTTCAAGTCGATGAACGGCTGGAAGATGTGGGGGTTGGCGTCAGCGATGACCCACCACTTGGTGGTGTCGCCGTAGAAGCGGTTGGCCACCATGGCCATCGTGTCGCCCTCGCGCACGATGTAGACGTTGTAGGTGACCGTGAGCACGGTCACCGTGTTCAGGTACGCGGTCAACTTGTTGTTGCGCGACTTCGTGTTGACCCACACGAACTGGCTCTCGACGTAGCGAGACTGTTCTGACAACGCCATGATGTGCCCCTAGTTGAACGGCTTGGGTCGGCCCCACCACTTGAAGTCCAGGATCAGGTGCTTCCCAGGCACCGCCTCATACAGCGTCATCGGAGGCGTGGAGTGCAACTTCATGCAGTTCTTGTCATTGACGCTGGGACCGTCGCCGCTGGAGAACCCGGCGTACATGGCAACGTGCCCTTCATCCTTCCCGAAGTCGCCATCCTTCCGCACGAAGATGTCTCCCGGCCGCAAGCCCTTGATGAATGCATGTGCAGCGGTCGTCGTGGTGTCGCGCAGTGGTCCCAGGTCCCGACGCTCCCAGGCGTTGTTGGCGTTGCTCTTGATGGCGTTGTAGATGGTGTCGGAGTCGGCCATGTTCCCGCAGTTCGTGCCGGGGAAGATGATCTCGGCCCAGCCGATGGCCTTGTAACAACGCCAGACGAACGACGAGCAGTCGAAGCCGATGGGGGTCTTGTTGTTACAAGGTGGGCCTGCGGTGCGGTCCTGCCCCTTCTTGTAGTTGTGATACGGAGCGCCTTCGTACTGCAGCCCCCAGTTGATGGCGTTGGGTGGCCCCAACAGGTTGGCTGCCTTCCCCTCTTCCGAACCAGGAGCCGGGGCGAACCCCTTCGACGGATCGTACTTCTCAGGTTGGTACGGCTGCGCTCCGGACCCCGAGACACTGGTCGCTCCCACCAGGTCCCGCAGGCTCTGGTTGGTCATGCTCCCGACTCGGTACAGAGCCAGGGTGAAGTCGAGCCGCATGGCCGTGGGCACCATGCGGGGCGAGAACTTGACGAACGACACGGTGGCGCTCTGCAGGATGCCGTCGAAGGCCATGGTCGGGCTGAGCACGATGGACACCATGACGGCCGGACTGATGTAGCGGTTGCCCACCCCTGGCCCTGTCTCATTGAACCCACCGCGGGAGGCTGCGGCCAGATCCACACCGGCGATGCCGGGGTCGGCCACGGCATCCGTGCGGTCACCCGAAGGCCCGAGGCCAATCGTGCGAGTACCAGCGGCCACCGAGTCACCGGCGAGGATGTCGAACGCCTGCAGGTCCACCAGCACGCCGGGGTGGTCCTTGATGGTGGCGACCTCCAGTTGGCGGTCGAAGTAGAGGCTGAACCCCATGGTCGTCTGCGCCGCGTTCACGGCCGGGTCCTCGTCCGACGTGATGCCAAGCACACTTTGGGGGTCGAGGCCCGCCTCGTTGACCCAGGAGATGTACTCCCGCACGACCTCGACGGGGTTCCACATGAAGTGGAGCCGGACGAAGTGGGCCAGGTTGTCCGGGTCGATCTCGGTCTGGCGCCGCATGTGCCCACGCAAGATGCGCGCCACCTTGTTCTCCCCCGACGCCCCCACGTAGCCAGGACGCCGCATCCAAGACGGGATGGGGCCATTGAGCATCTGCCCCGCTCCCAGGAACGGCGGGTTCGAGAAAGCCCGAGGGTGTGCTGACGTTCTCGTTGTGTCAACAGATCGGATCTGCTGGGTGAACCGCTCCCAGTCCACCCGCTCGTAGGCGAACTGGTCAGCGGGGAAGTACTGGTTGGAGGGGAGATCCTGCGCCCGGTAGGGCGGGACGCCTCCCCAGGAGTACGGGGCCTCACCCAAGATGCCCCTGGGGTCCCCAAAGTCCCAGTAGGACGGGAGTCGGATTCCGTGGTCAGGCATCAGGTGTTCCTCGCTACGACGCGCTTCATCTGCGCTTCCAACCGACTGGCGATCTGGCGTGCTGCTGTATCAACATCACTGCGACTGCCACCACCGCTGCCCAACTGGATGTGGAAGGTGTTGTTGAACGTGATGCCCCCGGCGCTCAGGGACATCGACCCGTACCCGCTTCCACCCACCCTGCTGTTGTCCGTGAAGGACGGCGCCTGGTCATAGGGGTTGACGGCGTACCCAGCATCAGCGAACCCGGCATCCCCGATGTACTTCTTCTGCTTGGCGTAGGCACGCGCTTCGTCCAACTTGGCCTGGCTCACGTTGTGCAACTCGGAGTAGCCCTTGTAAGCGCCCCAAGGCCGGTAGGGGTTGTAGTTCGCCCACGCCAACGTCTTGTAGTGCTGGAACATCTGGTAGGTGGCGTTGGCCGAGAGTTGCGGGTCGTAGTAGTCCTCCATCTTCGACCCACCACCCTGCTTCATGTACTGCAGGATCTGCTCTCGCCCGGCGTCGGTGTTCAGGTCGTTCATCATCCACAGACCCCAGGACCAATCCTTGGTGCGCGGGACCTCGCCGTAGACGTACTTGCCGTTGATCGACTCCCGCTGACCGATGCCGGTCATCTTGATCAGGTCTTCACCGCGGAACCCGGCCCTGTAGAGGATGTCCACCATCTGCGTCGTCGTCACCGGCTCCTTCAAGACGACGCCCTTCGTCCCCGGCCCGGCGTAGTCCATCTTCACTTCCCACCCACCACCAAGAGCGCCAGCAGTGCCTCCCCCACCACCAGCGCCACCACCGACAACCGCCTCGGTGCCCTCCGTGCCGCCCGAAGGCGTCGTCGTCGTCGTCGTCTGCGCCGCCGTCATCGACCTGGCGAACTGTTCCCGCGAATGCTGCATACCCCTCGCCACCGCTTGGCGGCTGACCTCAGTGGGGTCCATCGGGTCACCCATGAAACCCAGCGACCCGGCCAACTGGACGTGCCATGGCTCACCCATGTGCGACGCATCCCCAAGGCCGAACCTACGGGCGTTGGCCTTGATCCAGCCGTGCTGGCTGGCTGGTCCCAGGTCGATGGCCTGGCCCATGCCGTGCTTGGACTTGCCCGAGGGAGCGAACGGCCCACCCTTCTGCCGCAGGCGCTGCTGGCGCAGATTGTCCCGGTAGGCCGATGTGACCTGCAGGTTGGGATTCGCCGCCATCATGGCGCCCACCCGCTTTCGCAGGTCGGGCGTGAGATGTGACAACCCGCTCTCGGCGTCACCGATGAAGCCCACGTCGCCCATGTAGCCGGGGTCACCGAACAGCCCGCCGATGATCGGGATGTTCGAGGCCAGGCTGGTCATGAGGCCCATGGGACCCGTCCAGCCTGCGCTGAACAGACTCTGCACGAAGCCCTGCGCGCCTGAGGGCACCCGCCCAAGCGCACGCTGGATGAAGCCCAACCTGTCGTCAATCGACTGGAGCAGTTCGGTCTGCGCCTTCTCGTTCACCAGCCGGTCACGGATGGTGCCGTACTGCTCCGACCCCATGGCGAACTCACGCGATGTGTCTGCCGCCTGCACTTCCTGCTGCTTGGACGAGATCAGGCCCTCGGTGCCGCGAGCCTTGTTCAACTGCCGCTGCGCCTCCTTGGCGTCGGTCAGCGACAACTGGCCCATCCCTGCCTCTGCGGAGGCGGCGTTGGCTTCGGCCCAGTTCCAGAACGCCTCCTGCAACTCGGGGTTGCCCTGGAACAGTTGCGACAACAGTACGTTGGCGTTGGACCCCGGCATCCGCAGAGCGCCGATCTCTTCCTTGCTGTACGGCCGTCCTTGGTTCCCACTGCGGCGGGGCAAGTTCTGCAACTTCTTCAAGATCCCGGAGAAGTACTCGGGCAGGGTCTTGGCCCGGCCGGTGCCGACCTCGTAGGTCAGAGCGGCGTTGCCGAACAGGAGGCGACCCTGGCGCTGTCCCTGCACGTTGGCGAAGGCCGAGGCCGTCGTCTGCGACGCCTCGCCCGCCGTCATACCCGGCATCACCTGTTGCATAACACCAATGCTCTGCTGGAAGGCCAGACCCCGCTGCCCCCCGAGGCCCGCACCACCAACGTTGAAGCCCATGGAGTAGCCCCGGTACATCGCCTGGGCGAACTCGGCCGGGGTCGCCGCCATGACGCCGGTTTCACCCACACCGAAGCCCTTGTTGCCCAGCCGGTTCATCTGCGCCGAGGGGGAGATGCCCGTCGCCGTCGCCATCCGGCCCAGGTACACGTCGGCCTGGACCATCTGGTCCATGTTCTTGTCGAACCGCTCCATCAGCGCGGCGACGACGCGCTTGGACATCTCCCCGAGCATCTGAGCGACCTGGAGGCCCGCAGCAGCAGCAAGGCCCACAGGGCCTGCGGCTCCGGCAGCAGCCATCATGCCGCCGCCTCCGGCTGCAGCGCCCCCACCGCCGCCAGCGCCGCCGAGCATGCTGAGCACGTTGCCGAACTTGCCCATGCCTGAGAGGACCGCCCCACCCTCGGCGCGTGTACCGGCAGCGGTGATCAGCCCGCTCATACCGCTGAACCCACCGCCGCCACCGCCACCGCTGACCCCAGCGAGGCTGATCCCACCACCCGAGCCGCCGCCGATGCCGCCGACGTTGCCCTTCATCGCTGACAGTTCCTTGTTGGCCGCAGCGAGGTTCTTGGCCCACCGGGCCGGGGCGTCGGAGATCTTGGCGAAGGTGCGGTCCAGTTGCTCCAGGGCCTTGCGGATGTTCTCCAACTCGGTCCGGAAGTCCTTCAAGCCGGGGATGTCGAACTTCAAGGAGGCCGACACGTTCCCGGTGACGCCCTGGCGTCCCATCATGGCCCGCTGGAACATGTTGCCTCGGCCGCGCGGGGTGAAGTTGATGGACCCTCCGATCCCAACCTCTCCGAACCCCTGACCACCACCGATGTCACTCATGTGTCACAACGACTCCCGTTCGTTCCGCCAGCGCAACAACTCCACCCAGTACTCCCTCTCCCGGTGAGGCATCCGCTTGATCTCGGTCAGCGTCCACCCGGTGAACGACCGGGTGAGGCGTTCGTAGTTCACGTACAGCAAGGCCACGTTGGGCCTATAGAAGATCGGCCCAACCGGGTAGGAAGGTCGCTTCGACTCCACACTCCGCGCAGGGCAACTTCACCTCCTGGAAGTACGGGCCGGGCTGGTGGTCGTTGATGTCGGCCAGCAACTTCCGGCGATCCCCAGCGCCCAGCGAGCGGGCGTAGTGCAGCGGGTCCACCACCGTCTTGCCGTTCACGGTGACGACGCAGCGTGAGAGCAGGACGGTGTTCTGCTCCGGGATCACCGCCCCCCGGCGCTTGGTGGACTCGCTCTGATCCTCCCCCGTCACCAGCCGGTACTCCAGCATGGTGCCGTCCCGCAACTTGAAGTCGTAGGTGGCCTTCTGCGGGTCTTCCAGAGCCTTGATCTGGATGTCCTCGCTGATCTGGAAGGTTACGTCCATCTCGGCCTTGCAGGTCGGACACGTTGTCACAACCGTGCGCTCGTCCCCGAAGGTCGTCTGCAGGATGCGGAGGAACAGCCACTCCTTCTCCCCCACCAGCAACTGGTTGATGACACCCATCCGCTCCGGCCCCGGCAGCGTGGTCAGGTCGAGCATGCCGACCTCCTGCACGCCCTGCTGGAGCATGGCGTTGACGAAGCCGAGCGTGTCGTCGGCGTTCATGGCCCGCGCTACGGCTTCCTCGTCGTCACCCGTCAGTTCCCGCACCTTGGCTTCGGTGCGCCAGATGCCCTGCTGCCACAACCCCCGGAACAGGGCCACCGATCCGTCCGGGGGTTGCGACATCATGGGGACATCCCCGGCGACGGCCTCCTTGGCCTTCTCCAGGTCGTCCTCGTCTGCTTGGGGCTGAGGCTCCCAATCGCTCATCTCGTTCCGTCCTCCTGCGCCCTAGACCCGCGACGCGTCCTGGCCGTACACCACGTCGAAGCCTTCGTGGTGCATCGTCATCTGGCTCACCAGCACGGCGTTGCCGGTGGCGTCGAGATCGTTGAACGCCACCGAGCCGGTCCAGCAGTTGTACAACACGAAGGCCAGCCGTGCGCCCTGGGGGCTGACGTTGACGCCCGACCCCGGTCCCCTGGTGATGGGGTGGTCGAGCACGCGGATGACCGTCGTGTAGCGGAAGTCCGTCGTGTCGAGCAGGGTGCCGTTGCCCCACTGCACGGCGAACATGGTCTTGGCCAACTCCCACATCCCCGGCCGGGCGTGCATGATGCCCTGGATGAGCGTCAGCGGACCGAAGTCCGTCTGACCCGGCAACTTGTGGAAGTTCGTGTTCCACCCACCCTCGCGGTAGGGGACCATCTCGGTGTTCATCGAGAGGCCAGCGACGTTGGTGAACGCCATGTCCGCCAGCACGTTGGCCAACGGCGGGTACACCAACTGGACCTGGAACTTGAAGTTGCGGAGGGGGTCGCTCCGCTGTCGCGTGACGTATGCCATGAGTGCTCCCTCCTACAGAGCGTTGACGTTGATGCCCTCGATGGCGAGGGACCCACCGGAGTCGAACTGCGAGATCCGGATGATCACGAACTCGGCGGGCGCCTGCAGCGCGACACCGATCTCCATGCGGACCTCACCCGACTGGATGACCTGAGGCGTGTTGATCGTCTCGTCGCACCGGACGAAGTA